AACAAGATCTTTAGGTAATCCAAAATCAACCATATCATCGCCTACTGGCAAGTTGGCTGCAGATGATCCATAGAATCCAATTCTATTCCATTTAAGTTTGCCATTTTTTTCTGAATGATCCCAATATTTAATAATTGCATTGCATTCTTCTTTGCTTAAGAATTCTTCAAAAACAACAATGTCATTTTTATAATCTATTTTATTCATATTATATCACGTACTTGCTACTATTTATATGTGCTATTTCTACATGGTTTATATTTACATGTCCTGGTAATGAACCCACCCATCGGATAGCTTCTGCCATGTCTTCTGCAGTCAATGCATTCTCTTTCTTTTCTGTTTGAGTATCAATAGTTCCTGGGCAAATTTCTGTTATTTTAATACCATACGCTGGGAACTCTAACCTCATGGTATCAACTAAACCCATCTGGCCTCTTTTTGCATTAGAATAATTGCCTGATCCAAAAAATGGAACTTGTCCACACAAAGAAGAAATAAATATAATTGTTGGAGAATCAGATTTTTGCATTGAAGTAACAAACAACTGTGATATATACATTGGACCAGTTACATTTATATCATAAGCTCTTCTAAAATCTTCCATAGTTTCATGTATTATTTGCTTTGGTGCAGAGCCACCACCAGCATTATGAACTAATAAATCTATAGTAGTTTCTTTGTATTTTTCAAAAAACGATTTGATCTGTTCTGGTTCTGTTACGTCTAGTTTATTTATTTCAACATTATCAGACTCTAGATCTTTCATAGCATCTAAATTTCTTGATGCAGCGATAACTTTATATCCATTGTTAGCCAAGAGTTTGACCGTAGCTCGGCCTACGCCTTTACTGGCTCCTGTAACTATAGCTGTTTTTTGCATTAAAGTTGAACCCATATCTTTCTCATAAATATTATTGTATATTTTATTGATGATCATCATGTATCCAGTGAGATGTAATCATATATTTAAAACCAGTTTTAACAAGATGTGCAGTATGGAAGTATGGGGCAGATGCTGGAAATATAACTGTACTATTAGCCTTTGGTTTAAAACCTATGTCAAATAACTTTGATTTCAAAGCTTTATCATAATCTGGATCTGTGCGAGGCCTTTCGTCAAAAGCTTCATCATAATCTATAATGTTAAATGAAAGTTCTCCGCCTTCATAATCATCGTTTAAATACATAACAAAAGAATATTTCAAACTCATATCGCCTTGTAATTGATCAAAATGAGAACCCATATATGTTCCAGCGTTATATTTTTTTATATTAAGCAATTTAAATAATTTTGGTTCTTCGTAATCGCCTTGTGATTCCGCATAGTCTTTGGCAACATTTAAAAAAGCATTTATAATTAAATTATAAACGTATAGCATGTCTTCTTTTAATTGACCTTTTGCTTTACCAATTATATTTAGATCTAATGATTTATGTTCTCCATAAATATGATCTTCATTGTCAGAAGAATGCCACACTATCCAATCATCATTTAATTTTTTTAAAACTTTATTGAAATTGTCAAAATCTTCTATTACATTCTCGTAATAGTAAATTTTTTCGTGCAATATTGTTTTGTCCATGCCTCATGACATCATTTCATTTAAATGAAATTCCATATTGTTGTGTATCCAATGACCTGGAATCATATATTTAACATTAGATTTAATAATATGAGCAGTATGAAAATATGGAGCAGAGGATGGAAATATAACAATACTGTTTGCTTTTGGTTTAATTCCTACATCAATTTGTTTTAACCTTATAGCTTCATTATAATCTGGATCTACGTCAGGTCTTTCACTAGGTTCAAAATAATCTACAATTTTAAAAGAAATCTCTCCACCTTCGTAGTCATCATTCAGATACATAACAAAAGAGTATCTTAAACTTGTGTCACCGAATGATTGATCGTAATGAGCACCCATAGATGCTCCAGTCATGTACTTCTTTATTTTATATGTTGGAAATAATTTTGGTTCATCGTAGTCACCTAAAGATTCTGCATAGTCTTTACTAACATTATAAAAAGCATCTTTAATCGCATTATAAACGTATGACTTGTATTCATCGCTCTTATTCGGGATTATTGATTTTTGTTCTCCATAAAGATAAGGTACATCACCACATGCAGTCCACTCTTCCCAATTATTATAATGTTCTAAAGCCTTATTGAAGTCGTCAAAATTTGGCATTACATTTTCATAATAGTAAATTTTGTCGTGTAGTATTTTCTTATCCATATAGCTCCTATTTAGTATTAAAGTTTTCTTCCACTGTCCAAAAGAATGGGCAAGTAAATCTAAGTCCAGAAGTCACTGTTGAAACTCCATGCAAATAATTCATGTCACCTGGGAAGAACCATGCAGAACCTGCTTTTGGTTTTATACGTACACCCTGGTTAACAAAATATAATTCTCCACCTTCGTAGTCATCATTAAAATAAAAGATTGATGCTATGTCATAATATGGGAAAGCGTTTGGCTTACCGGCATCTGGTCCTTCATGTAGTTCTTTATCAGCATGTGGAGTTTGTTCAGTTCCTACAGGCCATTTAACAACTGCAGGCCCTGTTGCTCTAACATTGACATTGAAGTGTGCATCTACTTTAACTTTAAGTCTTCTTTGCATGTCTTCAATCAAAGGCAAAATTGTTGGATCTACTCTTTGTAAAGAAGTATACGTTGCTACCCTATCTGCCCAAAAATCTGCATTGTAAGTAACTGTTCCATTCTCATTAGTTTTAGTTTCAGTAATATCCCAAACCGTATTATTGATAGCAAAGTTTCTAAGTGTTTCTTGTTCTTCTGGTGTAAGAAAGTCTGAAACTTCTACAATGTTATCTGCTGAGTCACCAAAATAACCAGAAGGTATAAGTGATACAAATTCTCTCTGATCCTCATCTTTGTTTACAATTATCTGTTCTTCCATGTTATCCTTCCATAACCTTTAGTCTTATTAATTTAACTTCGTGTTCACCAACAGTTTTACCTTCATGATTTACAGCATCTCTATAAAAATCTGACCATTTACCCGATTGATTAATTTGACCTATTACTTCGTGATAACCTATATAATCTTGACTATATGAAATTGGTATATCATTACGGTGTTTCATATGTAATTCTGTATTCTGTAAATTAGTTAAAGATATTGGAAGCACTGCTATAACTGGAGTTCCTGCTTTAATAGTTATTTCTTTATTAGCTTCTGTTATTCTCCAGGCGCATGGTAAATCGCTATTATAAAAAGAAGTACTCATTAATGTTGTAAACGGAGAAACACCAGCTATATGTTGGTTAGGGACTGGCATAGTTAAAAGAGTGTAATCGTCTGGTGTTTTAAAAATAAGACCAGTATTGAAACTTATAGTTGCATTACCTCTTTGTGCATGAACATACTTTTCACCAGCTAAAATTTTAACATGATCTGATGTCGTATCAGTTATGCCATCCCAAATAAAAGTAATATCTTCTGGGAAGAATATACCCCAACCTAAACCATTGGCAAGGCTAACTGGGAAACATTTATAGGCATGGCTATTTACCGTATCATCCATCCATTCTCTTTTTACATTCAATGGAGCTATATCGGCAAAGCCATTGTAATTTCTATAAGCAATAAAATTTTCTATCATTATTATTTTTCTTTTTGTGGTTTAATATGGCCATTCAATAATCTTTAGTGTTTTCATGCTGGTAATCCATCGGCTTTATTTATATCTTTGGTATAGAAAGCTGTAATGGCATATCTAACTCCATTGGTCACAGGGTGAACTCCATGCAGGTATTCACGGGTTCCTGGGAAGTGAATCATAACCCCTGGCGCTGGTTTTAATTCAAGACCATGTTGTGGGAAATAAATCTCTCCACCTTCGTAGTCATCATTCAGATAACAAACAGCTGCATAAAAACGGTGTGGGTATGGATGTTCACCATCGTCAGGATTATTCTGTTCACTATCTGCGTGAGGTTCTTGTTCATAACCCTCAGGCCAACGTATTACACTAGCACATTCTGCATAGATTGGTACAGAAAGTCCACAAGTTTGTTTTATGTGTTGCTCAATGCGAATCCTAATCTTTATAATCATTTCCAAGATCAACTTGTCTTTTGGTTCAAGCGATTTATAATAATTTAAATTGAGTACTCGTCTTTGATTATTTTCATCTATACTCCAATGTTTCTGAGATTCATTCTTAACATAGTTTAAAATAGTGCTTATTTCTTCTGGTGTTAAAAAGTTAGGGTTTATTGATATCATTGATGACTCGCAACCCATTCTTCTTCTGTCATATCTCCATTTATAACTTTAATATATTCTTTACCTTTGGCATAGAACCAATGGTCACTTTTAACAAAGCAAAAGAAAACCATGCCAACAAACCCAAAAGAAGGGTCGGGGAATATACCACGCCAATGCTCTTGGTCTTCTCCATAGAAGGCTAATGCTTGATTAGGGTGGAGAGTATAAGGTGTACCTTCAATATATATGTCCCAAGGTTCTGACTGATATAGACACATATCTATTATGTAGGTGCAGGCATTGGTGTCCTTATGCTTCCTAAGGTATGGTACTACATCTCCTATGGTCTCATAATGGGCGAACAGCGCGTAACTTGGCAATAAGTCAGGAATTTCAAAAAGTTTTTTCGCTATGTCTATTGTTTTGTCATGCGCAGTTTTTAATAAAGAACTTTGGTCAGTATTTATAATATAACGACCTGGCAAGATACTACTATCTCCATGGCTAATAACTTTTGAACGTAATTCATTCTCTAGTTCTTTATAGAATTCAGTATCGAATAGAGTTTTCACTATTAATGGTTGTTTCATATATGTTATTCGATGCAGTCGCTTACAGTAAGGTCGTTTAACATTGGTTGACCAGACTCTACATCTTGGAATACTACGCCCACGTCTATTAGTTCTTTTACTTTAGGATCGTACGCAAAGGTTGTTGTTACATAGCGAACCTTATCGCCTGTTACTGGTCTAACTCCGTGTTCGTATCTTCCCACGCCTGGGTGAATCAATACGTCACCCTTTGATGCTTTATACTGTAGTGGTGTTGGATTTAGGATCTTAGGGTAATAGATCTCTCCACCTTCAAAATCACTTAGATAAATAGTAAAGGCTAGCTGAACGAAATTGTTCTTGCCCATACCCTCTGTAGGGTTATCGGAGTGTTCAAACATACCTTGACCCTTTTGTATCCTGTGGATGGAGCCAGGATCACTTAGAAACCAATCGTCTGTAAATAGCGTAGCTATTGCCGCTTTTATCTCTTTGTTCTTCTCATTGATCTCTTCGTTGTCAACGGTATATAAAAACTTACCATGCCACCACTCTCTTCTGTTTCTCTCCCACCATTGTTCCTCTGGGACAGACTCAGCAAAGTTGACAAGCAGGTCGCATGTCTCATCTGAGATAAGATTCTTTATCACCCATATATTCTCTTCAACTTGTAGATAATTAGGGTGTGATTTGATTTTGTCGTAATTAAATAATTCCATACCTACTTAGTCAAGAATACATATTATTTACATCTGTGTCAAAAGTCCAGTTTTGCGGGCAACGCGGCTTGCATATATCTATCCCGAATTTCTAAATCTTTTAATGAGATCGTAATATAGCTTATTCGTCTTCATCATCGGGAACACAGTTGGGTACTTCACGCCCATTCTTCTTCTTCATGCCACATTGGTGATAGCCCTTCCAGCATTTACCATAATGTTCTGTTGCGTATCTAGTATTCCAGTTCATATTATTAAATGTCTTCCATAGCATCTCTGTATGCTTTGTACTTTTTATACACGGTGTCACTTTGGTCTGCACCGTCTTTACAACCGGCGCAGAAGCATGGTATTTCTGTACGATCACCATATTTATCACGATATTTAAGTATTTTTGAATAATCCGCTACTCCATTAAAACAATCAGTGTAATAAATTAATTTTATATTGTTTTTAGCAGCATCTAATGCATTTTTGTGAGAATAGTTGTAAAAATGCCGATTAATAATATAATTTTCAAGACGTACACCATTAAATTTAACTTCATGTGCTTGACCCTTAGTAACCAATGGAAGGTGGTCGATGTAACGATTCATTAATGAATACTCATTCGTGTAATCATAAGGTTCGTTTTCTTCCAAACGTTTCTTCTTAAAACGATCTTGCACGTAATTAATCAAATCATTGTCATTTGATGATTTTTTTGCATCTAATGCATATCTAAGGTTCCAGTTCATTATTCATCCTCATCAATATTCCATGTATCATTAGAACCTTCTTCGCTATAATGGTTAGCTATTTCTGTTAAATTTTTAGCGTGTTCAACAGCATCAAGTTTTGCTTCTACTGGAGAACCAGGAGCGTGTAGCATCAGTGCTAGTCTATTAGCGTCTGAAGCACGAGCGTGCAGGTCATGTGCAAATACGTGAGCAGATGCAATGCCATGTTCACCAGCATTAGTATAAAATTCACTAAGCTCTTTGTGGTGTTCACATTGCTTTAAATGATGACCAATAGCATGGGAGAGAGTATTTCTAGTATCTAGATCCGCCAATGACTGGAACTCTTTAGATACGCCCTTAGTACGTTGTTTATTAATAAAATCAGCTACGCTAGCTTCTTTACTATATCTAAGGTTCCAGTTCATTATTCAGGATTTTTATTAAAAGTAATCTTGGAACCAGTGCCACGGCAATGTCCACATTCTGTGTTTTTCCTAGAAACACCTTTACCATTGCATTGTTCACATTCAGCACTTTGGTATGTACCAGCAGAATTAACATAGTCTCGATTGTCATCAGGTTTTGGTACATTTCTCATATAGTCTCTTACTTGTCTATGAGCACCAGCAATTTCCACATGTTGCTTTATTTGCGTTCTTATCTTTTCGGATGAATCTTTATCACCAATTATATCATACTTTTCAGCAAGACTCTTCAAATGTCTAGCAATGCCCAAATGATGAACTATCATATCTTCGTGATGATCAGCATTGTTAGCTGTTTTAGAAAGACTTGCTACTCTTACATTGTTAGAATCCCATGGGGATAGTGGGTCGGGAATAAATGGCATGACGAATCCTTTCGTGTCTATATCCTATAGTAAGTAGCACACTATTTTACAGTATCTCTGGAAATGCCCTAGGGGCCTCCGCCATTTTTTTTAAGGCACCTCTTTCCCTATAGATAGGGGTCCCATCTAAAACCCTTATGTTCTGGAATGGCAAAAACTTGTCTCCCGTTTTTACGCCTTACTTTGACTTCTGTGTGTGCAGAAGCAAAAGGTTATGAACTTCTTAGGCCCTAAGGCCTATCAACTCGTAAGTATGACATAGCACGCTAACGCGTACATGTATGTGTGATGATGATGTCACATACGCATGTATGACTGTGTGTACTGTCAGTGTGTAGTGTGAAGTATGGATTTGTACCATGCATCATGCCATGCAGTAGGACAGTGTATGCAGCCAGTTACACGCTAATCTAAGTCAGATATGCCTCATGCACGGATGGTCAATCAAAGTAAGAAAAAAGGATGGTGTTCAATATGGCACAATACAATGCCAACAGCAACGTAGGGCGTAGATTCGGTTCTAACCCTGCATTCCCTGCGAAGATGCCTACAGGCAAGACTCGTGGGTACGTTGGACGTAAAGCATCAACTAAGAGAAAGAGTAAGTGATAACCATGAGCATTAGCTCATACACATACAATGACTGGAGTGAGTTCCTAGATGAGTTTGAATCTGGTGAGCTTGCTCCCCCAATGGTTGAAGTAATTGAACCTGAGGAACCACGTCGCACACACTGCTGTTCTGACTGCGGTTGTGAGTGTGGTGGTTGTAACTGAGCCTCTAGACAGGCTGG